ACAGCAACGTAGACCCGCCAGCGTTGGCTACTGTGTTCAGAAGCAGTGTTACGGGAGCTGCGCCGCCTAATGATGTTGCCGGCGCACTCACTACATACACCCTATGCCTTGACGCAATTTTTGCAGAACGGCTTATAGTCACATCTGACCCGGTACCGTTATTGCCTTGGTAGATTGCAAAAGCAGTAACTGTCATTGGGATTGGGCTAGTTTGAACCGGCACACTATAAGTAGTGCTTAGGGTCAAAGGATTAGCCAGAGACGTAGGGTCAATACTTGCTGCCTGAGCAACATTTTGATTAGGTTGTATAGTAGTATTCGTTACTACGATGTTACTCCCAGTTTTAAGATTCTCTTGGTTTTGGAACGTAAGCGTAACACCACTTACAGTAACCGATTTACCGCATTCAACCAAAAGCGTTTCTCCATCTGCTTGTTGATATTGCCCAGAAGCAGACCAAGAAATACTGGAAATAACAGGTTCCAAGAATGGCGCAATCAAATCACGTACTACCTCTTCAAGTGTAGTGCCCGCCGCATAAGTCCCGCCCGCAATAGCATCACCAATAGTGTTCGTGATATCAATATTACCAGCAATAGTGGCGTTTCCGATAGCGCGTGTTAAAGCAGCAACCTCTACAGTGTGTGTAGTTTCTGTCAGAGTCAAAGTAGTAGGAGATGTCCTCACCTCTACAATGTTTTTTCCGGTCTCCGTTATTTCAACTTTATTCGGCATTAGTCAGATACTTGAGGCTTGACTTTAAACTTGCCCTCCAACAAACGCGTAACTACACCTCCGCTATCTACCAACTCTAAGTCATAAACCCCCTGCCCAAAGGTAAATGCCTCTGTGGTAGCAGTGGGGATAGTAAGAACAAACTGCCCAACAGTAGATGAGCTACTCTGGTCTGAGATGGTAAAGTGCTCCAGATGATCAGCATCGTCGGATGCCGAGGATGATGCCCGGTACACAAAGGTTGTATCCGTGATATGATCCTTAACAGCTATACGCACGCGATACCCAGTCAGGTTCTGGTATGAACCTGTAGACAGCTTGTAGCGAAGGGTCACCTCATGTTGTGTACCCTGCTCTACGACGAAGTTGTATCTACCTGCAGCCATTAGGATAAAACGTATTCGAACACGTTGGGTTTGCCGTGCCCATTGTTAACGAGAATAGTGTATCCGGCAGAGCTGTTCCACCCATTGCTTTCAGAGTAAAAGTTCCCTGTAAACAACGGAGCAACGGCAAGCTGCCGGTAGTTGGCTTGATCCACCTGCTTTTCGTCTACAATTCTGTATACTCGCTTTCCTTTACGTGCATGCCAGTGTCCGCCAAGCATCACATTGTACATACCCTGGCGGCCATGCTCCCAGAAAGCCTTACCGATATCACCCTTCGACACGCCTAAGTGGTTGTGTGTAAGAAGGTAGAAGATACCGTCTATCTCTACTCCCAAAAGTACGGCATTGTGCCGTACATCCAGCGGGGTATTTTCTCTAAGCATAAAGGCTAAAAGCCCAGCTACAGAACCATACGGGTCTCCGTCAACCTTTGGAGTAACCCGGTCATGGTTGCCACTTACAATATAAACACCAGAAACGTTATTTAGTGTAGTAAGGAAACGGCGAATAATAGTGTAAGCCAGAATAACCACATTAGTACCATGACCACCGTGCTCCAGCTCATGCCAAGTAGACTTGTGGTTGATTCCGGTGAAGCTTTCAATAAAGTCACCAAGAAGACATACGTAGACTTCATCATAGTGCTGATTGTTTACTGCTGTGGCTACCGTTTGAAGACGCTGTACGACTGTTTTGACATTGAACTCAGGGGTGTTGCCCATTGCTTCAACCTTAGCCCCGATATGAAAGTCAGACAAAGCTAAGACTGCTGTGTTGCTTCCAGGTTCTTGTTGTATTGTAAAACCATCAAGGGTGTAGCGTAGGTCTTCAATCACCTCGCCTAAGTCAATCTCTACAACCTTAGGTACAAGCTGCACTTTGACTTGATGCATAGTCACCGGCCCTCTTTTGGTTTGGGCCTCCCAGCTGTTACAAGTAAACCGGGATACCTCCCACGTATCTGTGTCTATCTCAAAGTAGCGGATAGCATCCTCCAACGAGTGAATAGGATCAGAGCCTTTGTATGTATAGGCCGCTGACTCGGTACCAATGTCTTTCTTGACTTCGGATGCTGGCTTTCGATTTTTAGAAACAAGCCGACGAATCGTTCGATGTGCAAGGTCGACTTCGGGATTCTCTTCAAGAATCAGCGAAGCGATACGTGCGTGTGTCTCATTTCGGTGATTCTTGCAATACTGTTGAACTAATGCAAGAATATCCATTGTAAAAAAGTTAGACCGTGTCGACGGTTAAATTGACCGTCACTGGCGCGTCAAGATCAGCGCGTATGGACCCTGGTTGGAAGCTAAAGGTTGTAGGCGACGGAGTTACTCCTGTACCAATATTGGCAAAGTTGAGCGTTCCAGTTTCAATCGCATTACTTGTTGTAAAGTAATCCGATGCAGTGATACCAGAATTTAACGGGGCTGAAAACGTAAAGTTGGTAGTTAGGATTTGATGGTTGTAGTATCCCAATACTTGTCCCTGTGTCAAATTGTAAACGGTTGCCGCTTCAAATGCAAGCTCGACTGTTACTTGATTACTCGGTACCACATTTGTCTGTGCCCTGCCAAATAAGGGACCTTCGTGAGTCGCCGGAACAGTAAAAGTAACTGACCCCGCATTGTTGCTGATGCTTAAAGATGCATTTACAACTGCAGAACCTGTAAAGTCAGGATTGTCATAGAACTCTATCGTGACCAAAGTACCTGCAGCGTAGAATGCCCCACTGCTGCCGTCGTCCGCTACTGTAATAGTAATGCTGTCGCCAGCTGCAGCAACAACAGCATTTAATGTTTCCAAGATACCTACACTTAGGTCACCGTCTAGACTGATGGTGTACGTAGGCAACTCTGCAAACTTAGGCGTGTCTTGGAAGCCATTGGTAGTTTGGTGATGCAAGACATTCAAGAAAAACTCGTCTTGCTCACACTTGCGGTCTAAGTCATACTTAGCGCGATTCAAATACACGAGAGACGTGTTGGGGTCAGCAGCAGCATTAGATAAGTATGCATCTAACGCTGCCGTCAACTCCGTATCATTCGCGTAGTCAGTATCACGTAAAATCATTAGCAGCCGCAAATACAGTCGCACGAGGCTCCTGTAGAGATGTTAGTCATTAGAGTTGCTTTCTCTGCTGCCGCCGTAAAGCGATCAGCGTTGATGTCGAGCTGTGCCCCTTGACGCAGGACTACCAGCTCTTGAAGGGTACGAAGCTTGTCCGCGCTACTGCACTTATTGCACAGGTCTTTTAAGTACGCGTCAAGTTTCGTGGAGATTGCAGCGTCAACCTTTGGAATGTAAAGGAAGCGCTCGTCAAACGTATATGTAGTCGATGCGATATCAAATGATACATTGAACCTGTACACCCCATCCCTGAAAGTCGAGCCGGTTTCTGCCGTAACATCCGCCGGCTCGATTTTCAATGGAAAGGAATGAGGGTTCGCCACATCGTAGTCACCAGTAGAACCGGTTAGACCTGTGAGGGTCTCCTCTTCAGTAGCTCCAGGAATGGTCAGCTTAACGACCAAATTGGTTCGTGCAGTGCCTACAGGAGTAAAGTCCTGCAGCTCAAAGTTGCCATTAACGACGTTAATCTTCCAGTATCCTGTAGCCATAGTTTAGCTATTATGCAACGAATGCAGTCAGGTCAGTATCGCCCTGAGAGTTCGCAGTGTTTTGGTAGATAACGATCTCGTGAATATCCTCACGGTCACCAACAGTCTCCTTAACGAAGATGCAGAACTTATCGTAGTTAATGCCTGCCGTAGCAACATTAGGCTTCACCACGTTAGGTCCAGAAATGTTGGTAACACCGACGAATGGGAGAGCGTCCTCCACGTCAGCATTCACATCGCCTTCTTCACCAATGCTCAATGCTGCAGCAGTAGCAATAGCTCCATCAGAAAGATCGTTACATGCAAAGCGCATCACAACATTGATTGGCATAGTGATATTGACTTGGTTGTTATCACCGCTATCGATTGCTGCAGTAACATCCTTGAACACATCACGCTTAGAAGCGTTGATAGCATCCTTGATTTGAGTAGCAGCAGCGGCATCACTTCCAGCACCGACAGCTTCAAACGTAGCGATAGCAAACTTCTCACGACCTTGAGTCACATCGATAAGCTTGATTTCAGCAGAACCGTCTGCTTCCTTAAAGACGTGCACCTCAATGACCTGAGCTGTACCTGCGCTGTAAGCAGCACGAGTAGCGCTGACAACATCAGAACCTTTGAAACGAATAGAGTTACCGGCTGCAGAAAGAACCTGGTAAGTATTAGCGGCACCGCTAGAGATAGCGGTCAAAGAACCACTTGCAGTCAGAGTATCGTTCTCCAAGATTGCAATGGTAGTGGCGGTAGGAGCATTGCCAGCAATGGCACCGGATGCCTGATTGCTGACTGCCACAAATTTAGTATGAGACATGATTATTGAGTATTAAGGGATTATGCGATAGTAACGGTACCGGCAGTCGAGGCAGCAGCACTCACGTTACCGGTTGCATCGGTAAGAACAGCCTTGGCAGTAATGACGGCACCTTCTGCGTAGTCGCTCGAATCAACGCCGGTAATAGCGTATACATCGGAGGCTTCTGTAACTGAGAAGCTCTGAACGTGATCTGCTTCAGAACCATCGGAGTCCAGAGTGATGGTAATGGTTGTACCAACTTCACATCCGGTAGCCTTAACGAAGATTGCAACAGCAGCATCGTCAGTGTAAGTAGTACCTGCAGCAGTCAGTCCACCATCGTCAGTAACAAACGATGTAGCAGTAACGGCAGTCGGTGCAGTAGAATCAGCAGCAGTCAAGCCCAAGAGGTTATTGATAGCCTGAGCAGTCTTTTGCCCATTGGCTTCATCATCCGCAATCAAAACCTTAATAGTCTCAAATACGAAACGTCCTCCAACTTTCTTGCGGAGTTCAATAGTGTAGATACCGTAGTCCTGTCCTGCAGCAGTAGAGGTTTCAGGAACCACAATTGGGAAGCCATATTGATTGTAAGCCCCCTGTGTAATGAACCCAGACTTCTCCAAGCCCTTAGCAACAGTCAATGAACCCTTTTTATCCGAAGGGTTTACGTCAGTGAAAGAAACACCGTCGTTTGCGCTGATATGCACATCAGAGTTGACATCTTTTGCTGCAACGACTACTTCTAATGAAGTAGCACTAGCTGCATTCAAAGTAACATTGCCAAACTCAGTGAACTCAGAACGATCCGTGAATGCGGTGACGAGCTTTGCGAGAGTCTCACCGGAGTATGTCTCAGAGTCATTGATACCCTGACCGTCCCGGCGCTCTAAACGCAAGAAGAACATACCGCCAACTTTAACAGCATTGGTATAATTCAACGTGTAAGTAGCAGAAGTACCTGCACTTGGGATAGAATAGTGTGATGCAATAATGTCCCCGAGCTTGAACTCAGACGTAGACATTACAGAAACAGTGCCATCTGACATAGTTGTCGCGGCACTAAGCTTGATAAGCTGATTTGCGGTAGTGTTTGTAAGGTTACCAGCAGCAAAAGCGCCATCACGCTGAACCGCTAAACGATTCGTTGCAGCAGCATTAGCAATACTTGTGGCTGTTGCACCAGCCTGATCAGCCATATCGCTATCAAGAGCTTCAATGACTAGTGTAGAAATGAGATTATTCATTACTCGGATTGTTGTTGTTCAATAGAAGTAGTCTGGTATCGTGGCGACTCAATGGCCTCGATGATGCTTTTCACCGCTAGATCAACAATCTCGTGGTGCGTGTGCTCTGCTAGCTCGCAATTTACGCTTGTTGCGAGTGTAATGTCAACCGGCTCACGCAGGTAATCAAGGTGCAGTGTTTTTAATATAAACCTTTCTTTATTCTGAAAGACCCGAACCTCGTCATCATAAATCACTGCAATAGGAAATTCGTGCTTGGTTTTACCGAATGGATTCTGCTGAAGAGCATATACTTTGTCCTGCTCAACAATCCGTACCTCCCGTGTAATCTCCGGGTCGTCACTATTAGTAGTCGAGCCATAGTAATCCACATGCATTGATACACGTGCATTAATCAAGAACATGTAATCGATAGGCAAATCGAAATCAATGAAGTCAACCGTATTATTAGGATTGACGCCATCAGTGTAGTCAACGGTAATCAGCATACGGAGGTCATCCATACGCTTAACATTACCCTCAAACCCAATCTTCTTAGGGTCTGTACGTTCAAAGAGACGGTGTTTAATATAACGCTCCTGTGCCCGGTTCAACCAAAAGTCGATCTCCTCAGGTAAGAAGTAGTCGTAGACCGAGGAACCTACCTTTTGTAGGCCCTGGTCTACGGCATAGTGCATCTCTTGAACGGTCATATCATGCGAAAGCCTTTAGCTTGGCTTTAACTGCCGTCAATACGTTTGAGTTTTTCTTGTCTTTCAGGAAGAGAACGGCTTCTTCCATCGAGTTTCCTAAGGTGATATCACCATCTAGAATACTGTTGCCAACTCGACGAAGGGCCTCTGCACTCAACGCTTCATTGATAAGCGCGGTCAGTTCTAAGTTTTTGTCCTTGCAAATATCGAGGAAGTACAGTGGATTGTCCTCCTGCAGCTCTTCTAATTGCAAGTCCTTCTCGTCCTTAGTCATAGTCTTGGGATTGTACCCATAAACATGCAGGACCATATTCATACGGTCTTCGTTGTCAGACAGCTTAATGTACTCCTTGTATGCGTCCTTACGCACCACTAAGTTTGCACTGGCTTCTTTCAACTCTTTACGCGTATCGCTAATATAGTATTGGATGCGCTTACTTGCAGTCAATTCAGCCTCGTCTTGGACTACAAAGGGGTGCGCTAAGGCAAACTTGTATTTGATATAGTCGATGACATTCAAAGGATGCCCCTCGTCATCAAGTCCAATTTCTAAGTCAAGGCCGCCCATAGGCACCTCAATGTTCAAATTCAAGTAGTACTCCCGGCACTTACGGCTAAACTCCGTGTCTGTAGGACTAATGCCAAGGATTTCCGGCAGATATTGTTTCTGCTCTGCAAATGTTAGCCCGCGAATAATATCGCCACCGGCTGTAAAAACGGAACCCAGCTTACGCTTGGATTCATTGTACACCTCCGTTGGGAGGTTGGTCGCATTAGGGCGACGATTGATTGTAATGAGATGTGAAGACATGATCTATTTTATCTAATGATTTTCTACTATAAGAGAAAGGGGGAGGCCACACACCTCCCCCCATCTTAACCAAAACCTGCTTACGACTTAACGCAGTCGAGAAGCAAGCAGTTCGTAGCGCGGCGGATTGCCACACCACACTCCTTCATGAAGTGAACAGATGAACCATCCACGTCAGTCGCACGAAGAGCGTTACCGCCGAAGCCAGGAGGCACAGTTGCACCAGCCACAGCCCAACGGATAAGCTCACGGCCCTTACGAGAGATGTACTGAACGTTAGCCTCACCATCGTAGGTGCTCATATCGAGGAAGCACATACGGTAAGACTCGAGCGGCAAACCAGTCACTGGGTGACGATCGCTGTTCATAGCCTTCGCTCCGTGGTCAAACAGAGGCAAGTGGCGAACAGTGATGGTATGCCCATCGATGTGCTGGTAAGAAGTGAAGTAACCACCCAACTGGAGGTTGCTACCGCTACCGCTGATGAAGCTAGCAGGGTCAGTGTTCTTGATGTAAGTACCTGAAGAGATTTCAGACTTCATAGCATTGTCGAACTCTTCCATACCACCGATACCGGTGAAGAGGACGATGTTCATCTGCTGAGCGTCAGTAGCGCCATAGAGAGCGTCACGGACAACAGACTTAATCTTTGCAGTCGTCAATTCAGAGTACGTATCAACGTTCGGAATCTGCTCGAACACACCGGAGCCGAGAGTAATCGGCTTACCGTTGTCGTCCTTAAGGTGGATGAGACCATTAGCATCCCGGTTGTACTGGCTGTACCACAAAGCGTATTCAGTCTCCTCCTTCCAACGGAGCATGTGCTGATACTCTTCAAAGTCATACCAGAGATTAGTAGAACGACCACCAACATTGAACTCGAAGTTCACCACACGGTCAGGCATGTTGCCTTCGTATGCGTAAGACTTACGAATCAAGCTGATTTGGTTGCGCATCTTGGACGGAGCGACCCAGTGGCTCTCGTTTCCGCGTGATCCGCTCATTGCAGCAGGTGCGTACAACTGAACGAACAACTTGTTTTGGAAAGCAGTACCAGAGGAATCACCAACACCATCAGAGTTCACGAACTGACAGCTGTACTCATAGCCGCTTGCCACAGGAGTGGGATCGTCCATGATACGGAGCTGTGTTCCGTCGGGAGCTTCGATGATGTACTGGCGGACAAACCAACGCTCATTAAACGTCAGCTTAACTCGGG